CATAAATTAAATGAAAAAACACCAACACCTGATAACGAACGAGAAAATCCAGGGTACAAAGATGATTACAGCATAACCGAATTTGACCTTTCTCGTGACACTACAGCTTGGAAAGATCTGGAAATATCAGATATGAAAAATAAACTCCAATTTAATAGTATTAGACTAATGATTAAAACTCAATATGATGAAAATACTATTACAATCAATCACAATAATGCTTTTGGACTTGGTGGACATTGGTATGTTTCTAACAACCATGCCTTCAAAAACAATAAGATTTATGAAATTGATATCATTCGCGGAAGCGAATCAAATGGAGTTAATAATAATATCAAAATATTTTTAACTGAAAAAGATTTATACAGAGATGTAGAAAAAGATTTAGTATTTTTCCAAATATTAAATCTTCCACCTGTTCGTACTGTTATTAATTTATTTAATAAAGAGTCTTTCAAGGCTCGAGGAAATTGTTTCCTTATGGTACGAAATAAATCAGGGGAGTTGATCATAAAAAAGATACAAAAAGCAGAAATCAAAAATATAAAATATTCAACTTTAGAAAATCAACCCATTCTCACGGTATGGGAAGGAACAGCAATTGACGAAACAATTATTGGAGATTGCGGTTCCGCACTTATCATGACAACGCCATCAGGTCCTGTGATCTGTGGTATTCATGTCGCTGGAGGAAGAGGTTTAGTAAATTCTATCAGAATAACATCTGATTATCTAAACCAATTCTTTGAAGACAAAAATATGATTAGTGCTGGTATTCCTAACATTTCATCGAAAGATACCAAACGTGAGATTCAATCTCTTCATTTCAAATCACCAGTAAGATTTATGCCTCAAGGTAGTGCTACTGTTTACGGTAGCTTTACTGGAGTTCGAATTCAACCTAAATCATTAGTTGAACTTACTCCAATGAGTAAAATCTTAATGGATCATGGTTATAAATTAACACATGCTCGTCCTCAGATGAGCGGTTATAAACCATGGTGGATTGCACTTGAAGAAATGGTTCAACCCATCACCCATATCGATAATTCTATTGTCGATACTATAGTTGAAGAATACACTTCCAGTGTTCTATCCAAATTATCAAAAAATGAATTAGAAAAAATAGAAAAATATGATGATTTCACAAATATAAATGGAGCTGCTGGCGTAGCTTATGTAGATAAAATCAACAGAAAAACAAGTGCTGGTAATCCATGGAAAAAATCCAAAAAATATTTCATGACACCTGATGAGCCACGAGGACAAAATCTAGATCCTGTAAAAGTAGATCCTATCATTATGGATAGGGTTGAAGAAATGGAACAGACTTATAGATCTGGATCCCGTGTTCAACCAAATTTTTGTGCTCATTTGAAAGATGAACCTGTTTCATTCAAGAAAGCGAAAATGGGAAAAACTCGAGTTTTTACTGGAGCCCCCTTTGATTTTACAATCATTGTTCGCCGATACTATCTTTCATTAATTCGTGTCATGCAACGTAACAGGTATATCTTTGAAGCTGCACCTGGTACAATCAGTCAATCAAGAGAATGGTCCGAAATGTATAGATACTTAACTAAACATGGAGAAGATAAAATTGTTGCCGGAGATTACAAATCTTACGACAAGAAGATGAGTCCTATATTTATATTAGCAGCTTTTAAGATATTGACCAATCTCGCAAAGGCAAGTAAAAACTATACAGATAGTGATATCTGTGTGATGAATGGGATAGCTGAGGATATTGCCTTTCCTCTAGTAGATTTCAATGGAGATCTCATTCAATTCTTCGGAAGTAATCCATCTGGTCATCCATTAACTGTGATAATTAACTCTTTAGTTAATTCTATATATATGAGATATGCTTACTATCAGTTAAATCCAAAGAAAGAAACATTGTCTTTTCAAGATAATGTATCTTTGATGACCTATGGTGATGACAATATAATGGGAGTCAGCAATGATGTACCATGGTTTCACCATACCAATATCCAAGCAGAATTTGCTAAAATGGGTATTACATACACTATGGCTGACAAAGAAGCCGAAAGTGTTCCATATATCAATATAGCAGATGCTTCATTTTTGAAGCGTTCTTGGAGATGGGATGAAGAAATCGAAGAATACATGCCAATAATTGAACTCGATTCAATACAACGTAGTCTAATGATTTGGACTAAATCGAAAAGTATTTGCCAACAAGAACAAATTGTTGAAGTAGTAACAAGTGCTATCGGGGAATATTTTTTCTACGGTAGAGAAATGTTTGAAGAGAAGAAATTACTCTTCAAAGATATACTTAAACAATTAGATTGCGATTTATGGATAAAAAGCAATACTTTTCCTGTCTACGAATCCCTCGCTGAGAAGTTTAAAGAATCTGAAACTCTCGAGGAACGGGGCATAGGTGGTGATGTCCATTAAACCAAAACACCACTTTGTATAGTAGTTACTTATTGATGTAGTTGCTGAGTTGTAAACTGATAGAGAGGACTATACAAATATACTTGCCTGGGCGTTCCCCGAAATCTCTATTTAGAGATGTGTTGGCTAGTACACTATACTCAGCAGTCGGTTCTAATAATGGGTATAAAATGAACTTAGACTATAAAATCCAGCACCTGCCAAATATACAGAAACATATAAAACGAATACAACAAAAAACGAAATTGACTCGCCGAGATCGTGCGTATCTACGGAAATATGCGATTGCCCCATGCACAACTTCGAGTTGTGCAACCACTGTGATCACCAATACAAGTTGGTCATCCAAAATTGTGAAAGTTTTCACAACGACAGTGAATTGGGTCATACGAATTCTTCCAATAATAATCATGAAGATTGCTTCTTCTATATGTATAAGACTGCTCTGCAAATTCAATCAGCTGAAGTCTATATGTCAAACGAAACGGTAAAAACCAATGAAGACAATCAAGAGATTATGGCAATGGGTGATAACACACCCAATGCTATTACAGATGCACCAGAGCTAGTAGACCAATCATTTAGAGATGGATACTCAGTCAATGCTGAATTAGGAGATTTCTTAAAAAGACCAGTATTGATTCAATCCTACACTTGGTCCGAGGGAAGTTTGTTTTCACAATCATTCAATCCCTGGTCAGACTATTTTGGTACAGCATCTATAACACGGAAAATTCAAAATTACGCGTATATTAATTGTAATTTAAAGATACGTATACTCATCAATGCATCCCCTTTTTACTATGGATATGCGATTGCAACATACGTCCCTATGAAGGGAGGTGGTGTCTATGATCCAGGTTCGATCTATAACACAAAGACTGATCCAGGAGCTTTTATGGCACTATCTTGCAGACAAAGAATAGATATCTATCCTAGTAAAAATCAAGGAGGTGAAATGCTTTTGCCTTTCATTTATCCTTCAAATTGGTTAAGCATCGGTAAACAATCAGATTTTGATGCGATGGGAACCGTTGACATTATATCTACAGATGTTCTTTACAACGCTAATAGTGTTGTTGGTTCAAATGTAACTATCCAAGTTTTTGCTTGGGCAGAAGATGTCATGGTTTCTGCGCCGACTGCTGAGCTTCCATTGCAAACAGACGAGTACAAACAAACCGGAAAAATTTCTTCCACAGCTACAGCAATTGCTGATGCCGCAGGGTTGGCTGTGGGGGCTCTGCCTCCACTTTTAAAACCTTACGCGCTTGCAACAGAAATGGGTGCAAGAGGTGTAGCTGGTATAGCCTCATTGTTTGGTTATACAAATGTTCCAGTTATTGATGATGTAACTGGGTTCAAAAATTTACCTTTCCATGGTCTATCATCTAGTGAAATATCTACACCATGGGAAAAATTAACAGTCGATCCGAAAAATGAATTAACAATTGATAATCGACTGGCTGGTGGAAAAGGAGATGATGAACTAGCAATCCAATACTTATGCTCAAAAAGGAATGTCTTTTCATTGCCTAATTGGACAGCTGCTCAAGCTGCAGGAACGACAATTGTTACTATCAATGTAACACCAAATTTATCGTGCTCTGCTGCTGGTATCTACAATCTCAATGCACTCCCTCCATGCTACCATCCACCAATGACATTAGTAGCAAAAAATTTCAGATATTGGAGAGGAGTAATGGTCTATCGATTTAAATTTGTATGTTCACAATATCATAGAGGACGTATAGGTATACTTTGGGATCCTGCTCATGGCAACATTGCCGATTTTTCTTACACAACTAATTATAGTCGTGTAGTAGATCTAGCAGAAGAAAGTGAAATAATAATCAAAGTACCATTTATGCAACCTACTTCCTACTTAAAAACAGGATTTAATCCAACTAATATAAACATACCAATAGGTACAGCAACAATAACAGATCCTTATGATGATAATGAACACAATGGGACTTTAATTCTCAGGGTGTTAACTAATCAAACATCTCCTGTAGCTAGTGCGGATGTACTATGCTACGTTGAGACTTCTCTTGAGGAAGCTGACTTTGCTTCACCTATGGATCCACAGGAACTTTTCTATGGATCCTATTTACAGGTTCAGACAGACGAACAACAAGTGACTGTACAAGAATGTAATATTGCTGGTGTTGAAATAGATGCTCCTAAAAATTTACACAATGTGTATATGGGAGAAAATATTTCATCAATGAGGCAATTGATGCGTCGTAGAGCTTTTTATAGATCTATGGCGGGTCCTAGTGGTGCTACCACTAATATTCTTGTTTGGGCACCGTTGATTTCAAGAAAACCTATGTTCACAGGATACGATTCTAATAATACAACTACTTTAGCTGTATCTACATTAGCCGCTCCTGCTACTATTGGTTTTAATTTTGTAAATGAACTTGTATCAAACATGTTTGCACCTTGTTTTGTAGGTGAACGTGGTAGTTATAATTATGATTTTAATCTAGTATCTTCGAAAGACACAGGATTTGATTCTATGACTTGTAGTCGTAGTTATACTACGATGACAACTCTTAATGAGAATACAAATTATTCTACTACATCAACAGGTAACTCTCAGAAACAAAATGCTGTTCTGAAAGGAATGACTATCGTAGGTAAACCAGGTTCTGGTTTAACAAACCAGAAAACACAATCTGGACTTTCAGTCCAGGCTCCGTTTTACTCAAGATATCGATTCACCAATACCAATCCTACTGCTAGAAGAAATGGTAATTCTGTTGATGATTCAGATACTGATACCTTGCAACTCACAATTGCTTCTCCTGCTGTAACTACAGTGGGAGCGGCGGGAATCAACCTGTCAAATACTTACTTAGAAGTATATTGTGGTATAGGCACAGATTATCAACTACTTACGTTTGTGAACGTACCATCTACATGGTATTACACATCTAGACCAGAGTCTTCATAGACTCAATCAATCCATTTAACACTTTGGGAAATAATTAAAGTGAACCATACGGCACCACCGTATGGGCCCCTCTCAGGGTTTAGACTAACTGAGGTTAGAACATCGAGATTTTGCAAAAGATTGCAG